TCAGGTTGGTTTGACTTAATAGCCATAACCGCATAGTTTATATAAGCGTATAAAGCTTCTTCCGCCATTTTAGGTATTCTTGTATGTAAATCACTTGAAAGACCATCTGATACATACTCTAAAACTATAAGTTTACCAGCTACATTGCTAGAAAAAGACATTTTACCTTCTCTTTCATTTATATTAAACCAACCATTGTCTTGAGCATATTGCGGATCAAGACCATAGCGTCTACCAGCTCCCATGTATCCTTGAACAAAAGCAGCGTCGTAATCAAAAATATTATTATCGTTTCTAAAACTACCGTCTATTAATCTATCATTAGCTGTCTTCCATCTATCCTCTGTTATAGAAGTACCTTCTACGTTTTCACCAAAGTTATCTTGAGTTGGAATACCTCTATTATCTTGTATAGGGGTTTCATAAGGGCTTATAGTCAAATTGTTAGCTGGGTACATAGGTCTTTTAACACCTAAGTTATCTATCCAAGAAACTTTAACATAGTTAACATAATCTTGAGGAATTATAACGCTAAGGCTAGGCGGTATATTTAATTCTTGAGATTTTATACTTTTTAAAGTATCATAGCTAAACTCTTGTAAACCACGTTTAGCGTGAAATATAACGTCAGTACGTTTTACGTTTGGTATTAATTTACCAGCTCCAACATAAGCAACTAAAAAGTTATTTATAACATCATTTAATTTAATGTAAGAATAACTACCATAATTATCTTCAACTGTTTGACCAAAAGCGTCTCTATTGCCATAGTTACCTCCATCAAGTATTTTTAATTGAACAACTACACTTGTGTTAACCGGTAGAGCAGCTGTTATAGTTACAACGTTATTTAATACAGTAAAGGCTGAAGTATATTCTGTGTAGGTTAAAACACCTACAGCGGCTGTGTATAATTTAAAATTATTTAAAGAATAATTAACCTGTAAAGGATCGTTACTTCCGAAAACCAGGTTAGTATCAAAAGTCGTAGTAAATGACTCACTAGCGTTACCTGTCTTTGACAAGAAGCTTTGAGAACCTGCATAATACTGTTGGTTAGTTTCTGTTATTAATGACATCTATTAGCTTTTTTGATTTATTTCATTTTGCTGAATTTCTTGAGCAGCAACCTGTATTATTTGAGGATCTCTTATTATAACTCCAGAGTAAAACAATATTCTAGTTATAACTTCAACTTGCTCTGAAGCGTTTAATTCAAAGTTTATAGAAAGAGGACCATTGTCATATATATATTGACCAACTGTACCTATTGTAAAGTTCCAGTTTATATTTCTAGGTTTTCTAAGTAAACTTGTAGAAACACCTTCATCTATAGAGTCAGGTTTTACTATTAGTTTACCACCTTCATATAAGTATGTTGGAAAGCTCTCAGTTGAAGCTGTTAATGGTGATCTTTGTATATTGTAGAATTCTCCTCTGGACAGTCTTTGTATTTCTGTAGCTAAGCCGTTAGTAGGAGTAAATATAGGTGTACCTATTTTGTAGAAAGAAAATTGAGTGCTCGTAGGTATTGCACCATCATAAATTATAGTAGGAACTCCAAGATTTGGATTTGTAGGTAAGTCAAATTTTCCATTACTCAAAACGCAATCGCCTTCAGTTTTAAATGGAGAAAGTTTTTCATCGATACTCATTTGTCTATCTGAGTAATCATAATCTGATTGTGGCACTCGTAGTTGTTGGTTTAAGTCATCAAAATACTGCTCGAATATATCAAGCTGTACTTGTGTACCTGTTCTATTAAACTCGTCAGGTGTAATATATCCACGCTGCTCTTTGTTTAGTATTAATAAAACTGTTTTATATACTGTATCTACGTTTATTGCCATTTTTATTTTTTATTATAATATAACCGGCCACCTTGAGCGACCGGTATATATTAATTATTACATGTTAATTCATGTTTTTCTCTATTGACCTGAAAACTTCTACGCCTTCATCTGTCTTAAAGTATGCAGCCATAGCTGAATAAGGATTTTCATCAAAAGGTACTGTCATTAGTTTCCTTCCATTTGATCCCCAAGTAAAGGTTCTTTGATCTTGTGATAATCTTATAACACCTAATTCTGAAGCTCTAATAGCTACATTTCTAAGTTGCACGTTTTCATCATTAGCTAATTCTAAGAACAATGCTGGACTTTTTCTAGCAAATAATAATAAGTCTCTTTTAAGCTCTTTAGAACTCATCTTACTTACTTTAGAACCTAATTCTACTCTTAGTATAGCTTCGCACTGATCAATATCCATATTACGAGCAGCATTTAAAGCATCTATTTGAAGATCTAAAACATCTAGTTCGTCTTCAGCTTCTTCAATAGCGCTAAACTCTTCGTATAATCTTCCTTTTAAAGGGTGGTATAATGAAAGTAATTTCTGTAAGTTCTGTTGTTCTTTTGGAACTCTAAGATCTCCATTAGAAAATCTAATATGACCTAAAGTACATTCGCCTTTCTGTTCATCTACTAATGGTGATGATTGATTAGTAGCGTATCTTATTTCTCTTTGTTTTCCACTTAATAAGTCAAAATACAATAAAGAATGTTTTCTTGTATGTTTACCAGGAATTGTTAATGTTAAAGGATTTTTATCTCCTTTTAGATAATACACTCTATCTTTGATTTCCCAGTCTGGTTTATTTTCTTTTTGAATTGTAGTTGCTTGAACAACTTCTTGTTTTTGAGGAGCAACCTCAACTTTTTTTGCTTGAGCTTTTTTAACAGCCATAATATAATATAATTTAATAGTTTAATAAGGGTAATAGTTACCCCCGTAGTTTCAACGAGGGTAAAAATTACATTAATTTTGAATCATTAGATTCCTTTGAATAATACAAAGTTGTTAGCAGCTTGAGTTACTAAACATCTTTCAGATAGGAAGTTTACTTCCATAGCATCTAAAGTTGAAGTTTGAGCACCACCAGCAGAACCAGTTAACCAAGATTTCATTCTTCTGTCGTCAGATTGAGAAGCTCTATATCGTACGTGTAAGAAAGGACGTCTGATATTAGTTCCTAATACTTGATCGTAAACAGTAGAAGTTCCAGCAGGTACTAATACACCTTCGATAGAATTTACACCAACAATTCCTCCACGAGTAGAAGCATCGTTTAAGTATTTCCAATCAGTTTTGTAAAAGTCATAAGAACCTCTTCTAAATCCAGAGAAACCTAAGTTCAATGCCATTTCTTCAGAGTTTTCGAATAAACCAAAAGCAGTACCTCCAGCGAATCCACCAGAAATAGAAGCTAACATATCGTCAAAATCAAGAGATGTTTGTCTCTGTAAGAATAACATGTTTTCTTCAATTGCTCCTTGAGTATCTAAGTTCTTCAAGATAGCGTCAAATTCGTCAAGACCAGCAGCAGCAGTAAATCCTACTTCTACGTTTCCACGAGTTTGGATAGCTGAAAATAAACCTTGTGTTCCAGGGTTTGATGCAGCAGTTCCAGGTACTTGGTTGTATTCACCTTCTACCATAGACATTTCTAAATAGTCTTCAAAACGTAATCTAGTTTCAGATTCAGCTTTTAAATACCATAAATATCCAGAAGTTCCATCTTCAGTAGCTACTTCAACCCATCCAATTTGAGCCATATCAGATCCAGATACAACGTATTGGTTTCTAATAATGATAGGAGAGTTAGAGAACTGAGTGAAAGCAGGGTTTACACTAATACGAGCATTAGCACCACCAACAGCAGTGTTAGAACCTTTAGCGTAATCTGAACCATATACAAATACTTTAAGACCAGTAGCAGTAAATCCTTGAGCAATAAGACCAACGTTAGTGTAAGATTGGAAAGTTATTGTACCAGCAGCTCCAGCTACAGTACCAGTAACATATCCTTTGTCTTCTAAACCAGTTGTAGGATCTAAAACAACTACAGTGTCATTTACAGATACTACGTTAGAAGCATTAGCTGCAACAGTTAAAATGTTGTCAGTAGCTCCAGGTCCACCACCATCAGCACCAGATGCAACACCTACGTAACTAATATGTAATCTATTTTGTTCAGACCAAATTACTTGATCAGAAGTCATTGGCATTTCAGCTCCAACCATACGTAAGAATCCAGATAATGTTCTGTTTCCATAACGCTCTACTTCTTGTTCGTAGATTTCAGGTAAATACTGTTGTGCGAAATCGTTAGCTCCGTTGTTAAACTGTAAATAGTTTGAAGCTAATAATTGTTGTGTTTGAGATGGGACTAATGACCCAAATTGAGGAGTTAAACTCATAATTTTTGTTTTTTAGTTAAATTTTTTTGTTTTAATTTTTAATTTTGAAGAATCAATACCGCTTATAGACTTAACTTTTAAACCATTTATAAACTCACCACCACTTATCGCAGTTCTAGGTGCGTCTGTAATGTTCTTGGATTTGTTGACAACGTCTCGAACCGCGTCAGCTTTTCCTTGTTCATAAAAATGGTTTACAATCGTGTCTGCATTAGCAGCAATGTAAAGAGCTTTGTGATAACCTTCTGTATCTACTACATCTCCTTTATCGTTAAGAAATTTTCCTACGAAATTGTTAATGTTAGATTGGTCTTCTGCAGTTTTACTAGGATTTTGTATGCCGTATCTAAACTTTTTACCACTCACATCGAAATCAAAACCTTTGAAATCATTGTTAAAATAGTTATTAGTTTGAGCCATAAAATCTTCATGCTGCTTTTCAACTCTACCTTGATCCTCGTTGTATCGGTCAAAAAAATCCATAGCTTTTTGTTGGTCTTGAGTTACGCCGGGTCTCAACTTGATTTCGTCGTAGTATTTACTCTTTGTTTCCTCTAAAAAGTTTTTAGCTTTCTCAACTTCTTCTTTAAACGCAATTTTCTTTTTGCGTATATCTCTCGCATCATCTATATCTTCGTCATATTCATAGTCTTCTAATACCATTTCTATGTCTTCTGAATCTAAATAAGGCTTTGTTTTTTTGTAATATTCTTTAAGTAAAGATGATTCATCTACAGCAGAATAGTCAGCGTTTAATCTAACATAATCTTCTACAGTTCCTCCAGTATGTTCCATAAAATCCACTAATTTTTCGATGTTTTCTGGTAGTTTTTTACCTAAAACTTTTTCATCTCTAATAGCTTCTTTTGCTTCTTTGACAGTTTCTGTAACTTCTTTTTCAGTTATTTCTTGCAGCTGCGTGAACTCTTTAGCACCATCGACAACGGCGTCTTTGTCTCTTTGTCCCACTTCTTGCAATCCCACTTTGGGTTGTTCTGTGTGTAACACGCTCTTCTCTGTGCTTTCGTTTTGAATGGCATCTTTTTTTTCTTCGGTTTTTGGAATCGTTACTTTAGTAACATCAGAAGGAACATCTATTAAAGGTTCCTTAATGTTTATTTTTGTAATCTCTTCGTTTTTAGTAGCTAGCTGTTTAGGCTTTTTTGATTTACCTTTTAAGCTAAACTCACCTTCCTGTTTAACAGGTTCATTTGTTTTTACTTCTGACATAATATAATATAATTAAATAATTAAATACAGCTTTACTGAGGACCGAATTGATCTAAGCCAAATCCTCCTAAAACGTCATTACCAGAAGACTCAAAGTCTTTAGGCAAACCTTCTGTTTGTCTTTGGTTTATTAATTCTGATTGCTGTGTTCCTTGTAATTTTATTCTTTGATCTTTTCTATCTTCTATTTCTTGTTCTCTTTGATTTTGAACACCCATCTGAGCTTGAGCTAATTGTATATTATAATTAAACTCTTCAGCCATAAGCTCTCTTTTTATTTGAGCTTCTGCTTGCATTCTTTGAATTTCAAACTGTGATTTAGCTTGCTCAATACTAACCTTTTCAGAAGTAAGTGCTTGCTGTTTTTGAACTTCAAACATAGCTGCTTTTTCCGCCGACTCAGCATTAGCTTGAGCCTGTGCTTGAATATTTTGCTGTTGTTGGTTTTGCTCTCTTTTTATTTTTTGATTTTGCCTAAGCTTTAAGAATTGATTAGCTACTTTAATATTTCTTATCTGTCTGATGTCAATAGCATCAGATAAAGCTATAGCACCTGTTTGCAATGCTACTTGAATGTTTTGCTCTAGCAAAGCTTTTTCTTCTTCTTCAGGTTCTAATTCTAAGAATATACCAAAATCATGAAGTTGTAAATCCATAAACTCTTCTAAAGTTTTAGTATTAAAAGTACTTATAGAATTAATTAATGAATTTTCA